GCAGGGGCACGTTGTTTGATTTCAGCCAGTGTTTCTCGAGGTTGTGCATTGCTTACTGGATTAGTAATACCACATGTGAACACCAGCGTTTCTAGTTGGCCTGTTCTACTGATATAACTGACAGGCAAAACTACGCTTTGCATTTCTACAGGATTGATAATGTATTGTAGACCGTTACTGGCACGAACATAACAACGGAACAATCCTACAGGAATCTCACTAAAAACACCATCACCAAATGTCAGTGTAATCTGATCATTGGTACGACTTGTTACAGAAAACAATTTACGTTGATCTGGAGCCAACTGTTCCGCAGCGGCTGCATATACATTATTGACGTAGTTCCATTCGTATTGTACATTGCCCACAGTATCTAATTGAAATAACCAACGATCCAGATTGTTAATACCTTCGACGTTGACGTTGACTGTGCGATTAGAAACTTTTTCTGCCAAGTTAAAGTCTACGTTCTGCAATGTGCCTTGTTTGAAGAAGAAAAAGTAACCAGTATTTTCGCTAGCAAATCCCTGGCGATCGTTACGAAATAACAAATTAAAAATACCATTTGCAACTGGGCTGGGTTCGTAAATATAATCTTCACCAACGCTGGTTGAGCTTGTTGCTTCAAATGGCATGGTCACACCATCCACAGTTGCAGTATAAGGCACCACAGGCAAGTATCCCGGTACTAAATTAATACCGTACTCGGATGTTTCAATTCCTGACAATGTTTGACGATTTCCTGGACGTCCCACACGCTGACTGTTGACAAATGCGGCATTTAGAATGGTGGTAAATTGTTCTTGCCAATTTGGATTGGTAGGATCATTCCAATTTACAGTGATGTTTGATAGATCAATACCGTTGAAATCTTTTACATTTTCTGTGGTTTGTATAGAAAATACTTTGAGGAAGCCTTGGGCAGCAGTATTACGCTTAGGAGTATAGCTCACCAGGTTAGCAAGACGCACCACTGAATCACGACGTTCAGCAGTGTCTAGGTAATTTTCGCGTGTGTTTAGATCGTTGCGGAAGGCCATTGCCTGTCCCATAAATGCAACAACATCTAGTAAGGCAATAAATTCTGAACTTTCAATATAGTCGTTAAAAGTTTCTGGATAATATTGTCGCAAATAGTCAATAAAACTCTTGCGTAAAGTTTCAAAGTCGTAGCTTTGAAAATCAGCCTCGCGATAGGTCTGATAAATGCGTTTCCAGTCTTCAACGCCGAAGATTGCTGTTTGTCGAGTAGTGCGTGCCATAATTTTATTTATGGCAAAAATAAACGGCTTAGTTATACATAGTTGGCTGTGCGTTGTGCTTGATCAAAGAACACCCCTAATCGTTGCACATCAGTTGATGGAACAACTTGCACTTCTAGTGATAACAAAAATCCATTTTCTTGAGGATAGCATTGTATATCCGACACAAACAATCTAGGATCACCGCTGGCCACACGTTTTACTTCGTTGATTATTGATTGTTGTGTTGTTTGATCTTGACTCTCAAACATGAAATCCCAAATTATTGTTCCATATCCTGGGCGCCCGGGCAACTGCCCTTGACGTATATTAAATGCGTTTAGCAGATCTCGTCTGATTAAATTGTAGTCCACTAGCGTAAACTTTTTAAATTGATCTTGCGTGTTAAATCCAAGGAACGTTGTCATACTAATATTTATCCACCAAATGAATCTATTATCCCGGCCTTGTATGCGATCAATGCATATTCATCTGCTGCTAAATTGCCTATTATGGTTTTGATCAACGTTATCAATAGTTCTGCACCAGGAGTAGAACCTAATTTTGTTTGCAAAGCCAATGCACTAGCAGATAATGCTTTTACCGCTGCTATTGCTGTGTCAATTTGTGCCACAACAGAAACATAATTTTCACCTGTTACTAAAGTTGCATAAACCGCACTGTTTGTTGATGCTAGAGCGGAACGAGATTTTTCAAAGGCTCTTATTTGCGAAATTAATGGTACTAGCACTGTCGAAGCTGCTGGTTTGGGTCTATCAAAACTTGGAATTGGTATTTTAAGGTTATTAACAATGGCCTTGACACCAAAGTTGGTAGTGGCTCTATTCACTGTATTCACATACCCTTTCACTTGTTTGATTGCAGAAACCAATGGACTGCCGCCGCCACCGAAAATACTCAATATAGGACCAATAGCAGCGAACCCTCTGCAAAAATTGCAGACTTACCTAGAACATCAAGTTGACTGGTCAATCCCGCTGGAAAATTAGCGGTTAATCCGGCGGCCCAATTTGATGTAATTTCTGCACCAAACTTAGAAGCATTGGTTACCAATGGTCCTAGTACATCTGCCTGAAGATTTTGTGTAATTGCACCCAAGTTATTGAGTTGTTCATATCCAGATTTCATCAAATCATTTTGTAACACATCCTGTAGGCCGGAATTGCTCAATACTGAATTAAGATCAGTGGCTCCAAATTTCCCAGTCCAACTTGCAGGACTTCCTAAAACTGAATCCAACGATCCTATTCCTTTGGCAACTAGATCGGATGTTCCGGGTTTCAACAATCCAAGTCTTTCTAATTGGGTGGCCTGCATACCATATTTTCCAACCCCTAGCACATTGGAAATAGCTGTTGCAGGTTGATTTACAAAATTAGAAGTTTGTGCCATCAATCCTTGCACTTGACTTGGTACCAATGATCCTATGCTAAATTGGCCAACTTTTTGTTTAGCATACGCAGCAACATCAATGGGGTTTTTAGGCAATATATTATTAAGATTTGGAAGTTGTGTACTAAGAGCTCTGATCTTTTCTTCAGCTTGTGATCCCAGTTGTGCCACAGCACTTTGCAGACCTTTAGCAGCCTGTGTAACTGCATTTAATATGTCATTTGGTTTGAGTCCAACCAAACTTCCGGTGTCTATTTGCTTGGTTAAAATTGCCGTGGCTTGAGCAAGGGTCGCTCCCTGTGGACCTTGAAGTTCATAATTTTTACCGCCAATAGTAATATTGAATACTGCCATTTATTTCACCTTGATTGACCAACCATCTGGTACAGGTTCTGCGCCTGGCGGCGGTGTTGGAGTATCTGGCTCTAGAGATACAGATACATTCACCCCTTCGTTGTGATAGCTGTAAGGTTCGTGTGTGGGGGCTCGGGATACAATACTTTCTAGGCCGCTGGGTTTGACTTTCCAACCTGTGCTGTTATTAAATGTTACATCATCCATTAGTGTTTTAGGATATAACTTTGGTGTTGATACCGGAACACCGACGGGTAAACTATTCAAGTGAATCTGAAATCCTTTAAGTGCCAGTGCTAGTCCAGCGTCCCAGCTGCCGCCTAAGCTCTTCATTGTTATTGCACGGTCTGCTTTGAGTCCAAGTATGCTGCTAGAGAACAAGGTCATTGAACCTTCAGATGCAATATTTAAACTCTTTACTGAACCAAGATTTACTTGGGCATTGGCTTTAACGTTCCAGTTACCTCCGGCATACATGTTGATGTCTTTGTCAGCATGGAAGTTTATATCTCCTTGTGTTCGCATGTTAATACTGTTGGTACTAAACACATCCACAGTTCCTTCGCTTCCAAATTCCAACCAAGTTTGACCATTGGCATGCATGATGTGGAAGAAGTTTCCTGAATCATTCATCATGATTTGATGACCTTTGGAGGTTCTTAATCTTAACAAACTGTTGTTACCTTCGAGATCTCCGTCATCCATTACTAAAGTATGACCACCTAATCGTCCAATGACTTTGACATCTTGTGGTTTTAATTCGCCTGATTGTAATTTTTTACGAATATCATTGGGTTTCATGCCTCCTTCATAGATAGGCTGTCCTGGTGTGCTAAATCCATATACTGTGCTAGGAGTTTCACGTTGGCTGCTGGAACCAATAGGCCCGCGCTCGGGATCTCTATCTACTCCTTGTTGGAAAAATATTGACGCTTGAAAAGAATGTACCGGGCGTGGTTGATCTGAAAATCTGGGATTGTTTACAACCCCGGGATTGGTTGTGTTAATTTCAGTCACAGGCAGCAACGGTGCTTGGCTAAAATAATTTTCCTGAGTTATGTTATCTGTGGTGTAATTACTGACACTGCCTATTGCAGGAATCATGTGATTAATGCCAGGTTCCGGAATACACCCGACATAATAACCTTGTTCTGGGTCTCCTGAGATGAAAAAACATATTAGTTTGACTCCTATATCTGGAGGAGTAAACCACATGCCATAAGTCTGTTGATTACCTGGATATGTTCCTGCACCTGTGTTGGTGCTGGTTTTTTGTGTAATACCGTAAAATGGAGGACAATATCTCACTGTACGCCACAACGTGGTGTCAGTCAATACTGGTAAACCATCTTTATCAATAGCTCCAAATTCTTCAATTGCCACTTGCATTTTTCCGCCAAACGTCGGGTCAACATTGTTTACAACAATACCAATGTATGGTCCCATTTCCGCAGGCGCGCCGCCCCGGTCAAATTTGTAGTCTTTTGGTCTTCCACTAGTGTTGGGTATATTATCTGCCATGTTTTCTTATCCTGGATTTCTATCAACCGGCGGCTGCACAATAACTACAGGTATTTCTGGAGTAGCAGATGTGTTTGTTGCTCCAGACTCTGTAGATGGTACTGCGCTGCTGTTTGCAGCAGACGCACTGCTAGGGTTACCCAATCTTGCCAATCTTGCTGTTTCAGCTGCTGATTGGTTAGGATCTCTTCCTAGATCAGTTACACTTGTGCCAGGGTCGGCGGTCTTAAATGTATATAGTGTGCCTGATAACTCTTGTGTAAACTTCCCTTGCTTGAAATGACTAACTACGTTTCTAGCTAGATACACATAACTTTGCAGAATTTGTGGAGGTTGTGCAGCATCTGTAGTGAGTTTGTAAGGGTCCATTAGTCCAGTGTTTAGATCATAATCCTGTGGTTTTCTAAAATTAATTTCGTAATAAACTTGTCCGCTTTCTGAGTTAATAGTGCCGTCGTCCAAAAACGGTTTTGGTGTCCAAGTTTTGCTAGATGTGCCCAAAGATGCCGCTTCTCCTTGAAATAACCATGCTGGATCTCCCACAATGGTCATAACCGACTCTGCCAGGTCGCTCGGGTTATACAAATAATCAGCTGCATTGGCAGCCGGTTCGTTGACGCGAAGTTGACCGCCTTGGGCACTGGCATTACTACGAGATCGATTTATTCGTTTGACTGCTTCTTCAAGATTTGAACTTCTGTCATCTACCGATGGGCTTCCAGTCATAATTCTAAAATATTGTGTGTTGTAGGTTTGTTCATAAGAAATAACTGATGTGTTTTCCCCGGTAAACCAATATGAATATCTTT